GGGCGGGGAGCCTAGAGAGCTTGGCCGTGAGCGATGCGCCCATCACCATGATGCGTGCTCGCTGTTCCTCTTGCCATTGAGCACCGCGAATGCGCACGGAGACCTCGCGCAGGGTCGCGTGATGGAACTCCGCCGGCGAGATCCCGGCGCGGGCAGCGTCTAGGAGGGCAGTGTCCCAGGAGAAGCGACGATGTCTTTTTTTGGGGAACCTTGCGATGCCTGAGACTTGTCAGGCAAAGCCCAGCGAAGCGTCTCCTCGATCACTTCGTCCATGCGCTTGATCCCCAACTCCGTGATGATCTCGCCTGCTTCTTCCTCGGTCGTCTGCGGTTGCGCATAGAGCATCGCGGCGCGGATGAGGGCGCGCCGTCGCTTGAGGCTTTTCTTGTTGTCCAGCGCTACGAGGAAACCCTCGTCATCGGTCTCGAGTCCGTAATCTTTCTGCAGCGCGATCAGTTCGTTGATGCCGAGCCGGAAGATCACCGTTCGCTTGCTGTCACCTTCGCCGAGGTCGACCGCGACCTCGCCCTTGAGCCTGTTCGCCATCTGTATCTTATACGGCGGTGATCGTGGAGACCTTGAAGGTCACATCGGCCGTCACGGCACCGTTCGGGTCAGCGTTGCGCTTGAGGCCCTTGACGTAGGCCCGGAAGGTGATCGTCTCCATAGCTCCCGGAAGGATGAAGCGATAGTAGCGCAAGAGACCGTCCTCCTTGTCCGAGCGCAGAGAAGAATGGGAGGCGTAGACGGTCGGGTTCCAGTTGACGCTGATGGAGGCCTCGCCGGCCTCGATCATGCCGCGGATGTACTCCTTGATCTTGTCCGGGCTCTCGAAATGGCTCACCTCGATGTCGTCACCCTGCTCATCTGGCGAGTCGAATGAGATGACCTCCATGATGTTCGAAAAGGGATCTCCAACGAGCAGCCCGCCGCGCTGGAACTGCGTCCCGTGACCGATGACCGCCTGGGTCGCGTGTTCCGCCATGTGCTTTTCTCCTTCCTCAACGAGTGAGGATCTGCTCGGGCTCTAACTCGAAGATCCCATGACGATGATCGAGTAGGTCTGGGTGCCGGCCGATGGTGCGACCTGGATGATGTCGGCGGTCGTAGCCGTGACCACGGTCCCACCGGCGCTCGGGTCTGTGTAGACAAAGCAAGCGCTCGGCTTCAGCGTTACCGTGGTCGTCGCAACGCTCAAGAAGAGCACAGAGGCCGCATCGCCACCAAGAATCACGTTGCCGGTGTTGGCCGCATCCGCGCAGACGATCAGGCCCTTGAGCTCGGCGATCGTGAACGTGGCACCGAAGGCCGTCGTCAGCGTCCCTCCCGAAACATCGAGGTCTTCAGCCGCAGCGACGGATCTCGTATCGGTGAAGAGCACATCAGCCTGTCCGGCTCCAGTTCCGTTGGTGATGGCGAGGGCATTAGTGAACGAGAGCGGGGCCTGGACATTCGTGAGATCGAGCGCGTTGTCGAACCCGCCCGTCACCTGGAGGCGGACGGTCGCGGCGAGAGTCGTGGCCGCGTCTCCCTGCATGGCAAGCGCGAGGATGAGGGCAGCCAGAACACCGACCGTCGCCAAGATTCGCTTCTTCATGCTCATCTCTCCTTCACTCGACTACTTGCGGCCCTCGGGCGAAACTGATCTCGCTCGCCAAGTTCTTGAGCAGCGATTCCTCGGCTGCCGCGCGAAAGACTGGGAAGTGCTTCTCGAAGACATGGGGAATCGACGGGCCATGCAGTTCAAAAATCGCCAACCGCCTCTTCGTCTTGCGCCTGAAGACACCGCGATGCCCCGAGGGCATCGTCGCGATGAAGGCATTCGAGATCCGGCCACGCCCACCGAGGAGTCGATAGGACACACCCCGCCCCCGCCCCCGCGAGGGCTCTGGCCCTCTCGCGCTGAAAGCGATGAGCGGGATGCGTCGGCCGACGATCTCGATCGCGGCCACCGGTCTCGTCCGCTGCGCCTTGTCGATTCGGATTTCTCTCTTGATGTTCTTCGCCGCGATGCCCGTGTCGGCGCTGATTGTTCTGACCATCGCCGTCTGACCGCTGATGATCGCGCGATTCAGTGCCCGCGCCATCACGAGAGGTGCGTGAGCGCCAAGCATCTCGAGGTCCCGCTTGAGCGTTCCGAGATCGAAGGCGAAGCGCTCAACGCTCACTGGCTGCCCCACTTCTCCTCGAACGTCGCCACATATTCGACCGCGGCACCCACGTACTCACTGCCGGGCTCCCGCCGGATCGACCGAATGGCGCCGCGCTGCAAGCCTTTGGACAGCGTCGCCGGCTTGCCATCGATGACGCCGAGGTAGCGGTCCACTGAGCCGTCCGCCTCGATCTCGACGGCCTCCTTGATGTCCGCGATGATCTCCTCGATCGCGAGCGTCGGCGCCGTCATCTCTGCCGGCACGATGGCCTGGACCTCGAAGGGCACGCGCGTCCTCACTGTGCCGCCGCTTGTCTCCGGCGAGTCGTCTCCGACCATAACTGCGAGTGCGGCCGGCGGGTCGTTCGGCCCGAACTTCGGGACCTCGCCGAGGAAGATGTGCAAGCCGGCGTCCGTGTTGTAGCCCTTCTCCACGAGGATGAAGCTCAGGCGCTTGACGAGGTCGGCTAGGGCGGCCTGCCGCTTGCTCTGGCGGGGCATCAGGCCTCATATGGCACCACGACGACGCGGTGATGGTCTGGTCGAATGGTCTCCATGCCGTCGACCTGCCAGAGGGCCGGTGCTGCAAGCATCGGGGGGCTCGAGGCGATGATCGTCCCGCGCGGCATGGCGGGGACATCGTCTCGCGGAACCGCGATGACCATCTTCGCCTCGCTGCGCTGGTAGCCGCTGGCTGGCACTTCTGCTGTGTCCGGCGTCAACCATATGACCCGCGTCGAGGTCGGAGTCCCATCGGGCACCGTGACAGTGGCCGGCGTGCCGTGGAGCGTGAAGTTGACCTCGCGTACCTGAGACTTCAGCAGAGCGAGGTCCACGATGTTCCGCCCTTACCGTGTGACTCCGTCGAGACGGATCTTGCCGGTGGCGGACGGGTTCGCGGCGGCGGCAGCGGCGACACCGACCAGAGTGTTGCCGCTCGCGGTCGTCGTGAAGTTCTTGGCCGTGTCGTCCCAGTAGAGCTTCGCGCCCTCGGTCCAGGCCTGGGCACTGACCTTGGCGTGCTCGACGACGCCCGTCACGAGGGCGTTGAACTTTGCCGCCTCTGCAGCCGTCACGAGGGCCACGATGACGAGACCACCGATCAGATACGCTGTGCCACTGACGACCCCGCCCGTCGGTGCCGTGAGCTCGACCACTTCACCCGGAGCGACGTAGTTCTCCATCTTTCCCTCTCAGACCTATCTGACCGCGCCGTCCAGACGGACGCGGCCGGTGGCAAGACTCGTCGCCGTGACTCCGGTGGCCGGAACGACGGTCACCGTGTCGGTGACCGCAGCGGCCGTGACTCCCGTGAGTGCGTTGATCGCACTCGCGAGACTCGTGGCCGTGGCATCGTTCGAGGTGGCCGCCGTCCAGTCCGTACCCTCGACGAGCGCGTAGGCCGTGCCGTTGATTGTCACGGTCACCACCGCATCGTCCGTTCCGAGTTGCGCGAAGTCGAGCACCTGGAGCGTCATGCCCGAGATGAGGAGATCGGCTGGCAGCGCGTCGGTCGCGAGCGCGACGACGGCCGCTACGGGCTTGACCGCCACGCCGACGAGCGTGTTCCCGGCTGAAACCGTCGTGAGACCGGCGGGAGACGTATCCCAGTAGAGCTTCGCGTTCTCGGTCCACGCCTCCTCCGCGACCTTCGGCAGATCGCAGACGCCGGAGACGAAGGCGTCGAACGGGAGCGTCTGCGCGACAGTCTCGAGGGCGACGACGAAGAGACTTCCGACGATGTAGGGGCTGCCGCTGACGACACCACCGGTCGGTGCCGTCAGGGTGATGACGTCTCCGGGCGCGATGGCCGTCTTCATGGAATCTCCTTCAGAGCTGGCTCAAGCCCCCGCGTTCTTGTACAAGCCGCGCCAGTCGATCACCTTCGCCCCGACGTCGTGGCGGACCTTCATCTGGATCCCGTCCACGATGAAGCCCACCTCTTGCTCGACCAGCGGGCCATCTTGACCCTCGAGCATGGCGAGCTCAAGCACGTCTTGCCCATCGGCGATCGCCGCCGACAGATACCAGGCGCTGGTGCTCACCCCGTCCAGCCGCGGCTCGGCGATGACCGTGAGCCGGCCGGCGAAGGGGTTCACACTCGAGGCCTGGGATGCGAGGAGGTTCACGCTGACGAACTGGTCGGCGACCGTCTCCTTGGCGGCGGGGACGATCAGGTAGCGCGGGATGATGTTCAGCTTCGTCGCGCCGTCGACGCCCTCCTGGACGCGCATCGCGGAGCGGCCGGCGCTGATCGTCGTCACGTCGATGGCCCCGCCGCTGCCGGCGAGGTTGCCGTGGTTCGCGTGGAAGAGGGCCACACCGTCGCCCATGTTGGGGTTGTCCGTGATCTGGGCCCAGACGAGGTCGCTCTCCTTGTTCCGGGCCTGCCGCCCGAACATCAGCGGCAGGCGCGAGAAGGCATCCAGGTCGTCGTTGATGAGCGCCTGCCGGGTGATCGCGAACCGGACCGCGTAGGTGGCGAGGCTGTACTGCTCCTTGGCCTCGCCGATCGTCCCGGCCGGGATCTCGCCGTGCTCGAGGACGAGCTGGAGCTGCGGGGCTTCGCCGAGCTGGTTGCGCTTCATGGGCTTGAAGTCCCGGGCCGTTGCCGCGCGGGTGATGGGCGCGAAGGTCTGCGGGGCCTCGTTGTAGGCCGCCCGCAGCGTCTTCCCGGCCACGTCGGCCAGGAGGAGCGAGAAGTCCGAGGTCGTGTGCATCCCGGACCGGCTCGTCAGGCCGAGGGCGATGCCTGCGACCTCCATCGGGGAGAGGCCCTCGGTCCGGATGCCCTGCTTGATCAGGTAGCGCTCGGCGAGGCGGATCAGGTTGAGGCCCCGGTACTCGTGACCCTTGTCGCTGAGCTTGAAACCGACCTCTCTGCCGTTCGCGTCCTTCGTCCAGGGGTGGGCCTTGTGGAGGAGCGCGTTCTCGATGCCCTCGCGGACGTGGATGAACGGATCCTCGCCGACGGTGACCTCATGGCCCGATGACCTGGAGACCTGACGGGGCACGTCGTTCTGGTTCTGCGCCCCGACCCATTCGAGCACCCGCGTCTGTGCCTCTTCGAGCGATACGCCCTTCTCGATCAGCTCGCTCTCGAGGGCGCGCGAGCACCCCGCGTTGAGGCACGCCTTGCGGATGCCGGCGACGCGCTTGCGCTCGGTCTCGGCGCCCTTCTGCTGGTCCGTGGGCTCGGGCGCGGGCTTCGGCGTGGGCGGCGGGGTCAGACTCATGTCGGCCCGGAACTCTTCCGAGCGCGTCTGTTCGGCCATGACATCCTCCTGGATGGTCGCTTCGCCCGCGACCTGGGATCGGTTGCGTTCCGGCGTCTGCGTCGCTACGGCGGCCTCTGCGGTTGCCACGATCTCGCACTCGTTTGCGTCGTCCACCTCGCCCGCGCGCACCTTGGCGCCGGCGTCGGCCGGGATCGGGACCATCGATACCTCGAAGGGCTCCCAGTCCACAGCGGTCCGTATCGGCGGTCCGTCCTCGCCCTTCCCCGGCTTCTCCTCGAACTTGTGGATCCGATATCCGATGCTGACGCTCCGGACGAGGCCGTCCCGCACGTCCTGCCAGATGGCCTCGACCTCCTGCCGGCGGCTGAAGCGCACGCGGCCGACGACGGCTTTCTTCATGAGTTCGACGCTGCCAGGCACGACGGCACCGAGCTGGTCGGCGACGGAGAACGGCCGGTGCGAGTCGAGCAGCGGGCCCCCATCATTCAGGCGATCGAGGCGGATGTGCGCGGGATCGAGCGAGAGGACCTCGACGTATTCCTTGCCCGTCCAGAAGTCCCGCCGCTTCACGGCGGCACCCGTCGTGAAGATCAACTCGACGCTGCGGTCGTCCTCGTTGATTGTCCTGGGGGCGAAGTTGGCCCGCAGCGAGAGCGGCGGCATCCGAACGGTGCGCGTGCTCATCCCGCCCTCGTCGCTCTTCTTGTTGTCATCGCCGGTGGCCTTCTCGAAGAGGATGGCCTTCTGATCGTGGTCCTTGAGCCACTTCTTCGCCTCCTCGGCGGTGAACTTCTTCGCGTCGAAGCGGATCGCTTGGAGTTCGGTCGTCTGGTCGCGCTTGATTCCCCAGATGGCGTGGATGCCGGTGGCGAACTTGTCGTTCTCCCGACGGAAGCGGATGTACTGGCCCGGGTCCTTGAGGCGCGCGGCGTGCTCGTTCGGAAACGGCATCCGGTCCGACCTTCACGGCGGATAGTGTCGCCCCGCGCAGAAGGTGCGCGCTACCGGTCAAATTGACCGGTACCCTTTGGGTTGTGTGGGCTAGAGTTAGCGCCCCTCGGCGTGGGGGCCGCCGCCGCCGTGGAGGCAGTAGAGGCCATCCGTCGTCGGCGTCTTGAGCCAACCCCGCCGGTAGGCGGCGAGGAGGTACT